ATATTCAGAATGCAGGTATCGACGTTAGAGTCTGTCGTAAACTTCAGATTGCCACTTACGTTGCCGTACTTTTTAACGCCGTCTTCAGAAGCAGGCACAGTAAATGTGCCAAAGGTGGACGCGCTTGATCCGACTGTATGTGCGGGAAATGTAACAATGCCGACGCTTACGATCTCTGATACATCGCCGTCAATTTCATCTGACTTCGGGATCAGTATCTGTTCAGATACAGGCCCGACTGTGGTTGATACGTTGCCAGAATAATCAACGGCCTCCAGCCAAAAGTATTTCAACGTGCCTTTGCCTTCACCAGACTGCGCTGGGTAGACATACTCAGTACCGCGCACCTGTGCCACGGGTGAGGCGGGCTTGCTGACACCTAAACTATCAACATAAATCTGCACGTAAGACAGATCGATATCCGTGGGGTTAGTCCACTCTAGCGTTAGGTTCTTAAGTCCGCTTGTGACGCTCGCATTAGTCACTGGGGACGGCGCATTACTATCGCCAGCAAAAGACTGATTAGTCAGAGTCGTGCCAGTGCTGGTAACGCCTAACAGGTTTTGTACCTGCACACGGAAATCGTAGTTAGAGCTAACATTCAACCCGCTTAACAGTATGCGAGTCTCTTTAGTCTCCATGTGGAAATAGTTAGTCGTGCCGTTGACGTTGTAGCGCACCTTATAGAAATCTACGAAGGCATCATCGGGTGCTGTCCACGTTAGCTCTGTTGTTGTCGTCGTATTTCCATCAGCACTCCACCGCTCAAAAAGTCCTGTTCGTCGCTAGTCGCCCAGTCGTAAATTGCCGCCGCTGTTTCAATTAGCGTTAGATTCACACCAAGATTTCCGTCAGTGATCTCTAAGCTATAGTCGATAACCTCAAACACTTTTTCGTCGTAGCCAAGGCGCTCGTTAGTGACTTTAACGGTGTCGCCAATTTTTACCTGCAAGCCCTTAAGGTTTACCGACATATTTATCACGACTTGCTGGCGTGACTTCAGCAGTGCGATTTTTGCAAGGCGCTGTGCCTGCGTATTGTTAGTTACAAACGGCAGGGCCATGTCTAAGTAAATCGGATCGCCGTCTTCTGTGGCGTATGTAGAGCTAATCTGAGCGGGGTAATCTAATACCTTATATTCCTTTTCTTCAGATACGAAAATGCCCTTAACGCCGTTATAGGCGCTTCTACGCGACTGTCGTGTCTGTATCTGAATATCGGCAGTACAGTCGGCCTCATCAAACTCGATGGTAGGCGCGACATAGCCTGCGGCCTCGATGAAATACTTACCGCTCGAATAGGTGAGTTTGCCACCCATAGCCGACAACATCTGCTCAATATTGCCTTTGATCTGGTTGCCTGAATCTATCAAGCCGTTACATAAATAACGTGTCTGTGTGCCGCCGCCATCGAGCGCGACAGATTCATCACAAAAATTTGCCGCCGATGTTAGTGCGGTTTCGTCAATTAGCGCGTGATTTTCGCCAAGGCCGTACTTTTGATTTACGAGGTAATCACGTACACACAACGCGGGGTTGCGTGAATATGTCCACGTACTAGCATCCGTTGCGCTTTGTGCGCCATCGCGTGGATCGTAAACCTTTTTGCCTTTTATCACGGCGCTTATATTTGGCACACCCTGCGGAAACTTGTCTTGATCCCACTTCAGCTTAAAGTGCGCGTATGCCATGTCGTTCAAGACATGATCTGCTGTCCACTGGACAAACTGGCTAGTCAGAGTGCTATCTGCCGTTGTCTGTGATCCGTCAAACGTCGTTAAGGTAACAACACTGCTCCAATCTGTAAGCACTGCGCCGTTGTCGTAAACTAGCTTGTCGTTAAAATAAAACTCTTCGAATGATTCGATTTCGTGCGATGCAAAAACGATGACTAGATGCAGGTAGGCATTGTCATCGCCTGAGTTACCGATAAAAACGACTTGCCCGCCTATGCGGATTTGTCCATAGACTAGCTTGCGCGGACTAGCAGGATCGCGCCTCGTTTGGGATATGCCTTGCAGTCTTGCGCCTAAATCAGGTTTAGGGGCCAAGGCGCGGGAAACCATAGACAACCCAGCGCCCGCCGCCGCCCACGCCGCGAATGCGGCATAGCCTTTAAGCGCAAAAAACGTGAGCGCCTTAATCCCACCAGCCGCCGCCGCCGCGCCAAGCGCGCTTGCTAATCCTGAAACAGCACTAACTGCCATTTTTTACCTCAGCATCAAAGAATAGACGCGCTCGATTTCTTCGAAGCCCAAACGCTCTAATATAGCGTCGAATGGCTGATGCGCTTTTGTGTTGATATGTACTTTAGTGACGCCTTCGGCCTCTAGTGAGTCGAGGGCAAACTTAATCAGCTTAACGCCTGTCAGCCCCTTACGAGCGGCTTTAGTCAGAAAGATAATGTCGTTATTGGCAAACAGGTGATCGCGGTAGTGAAGTGACTTGCTAACGATGACAACAAAGTAGCCCATTAGCTTGGCGTCTTTCCGCGCTGTGTAAATGCGAAGCGCATGAATCGAATCGAGATCGGCATACGCTCGCCAATCAGGATTCAGCTTGATTTTGTCTTTGTTGAGCGCGATTTCTTTCCAATGCTCTTCAAGCAAAGGCTCGATTTCACGACGTACCTTAGCCAAGTTTTCTAATGCGAAATCCATGACGCTTCTCCTTAGGGCAAATCAGAGGGGTTTTCACGCACAGGGCCACCATCTGGGCCTGCCGCCGTTGAAACGCTAGATCGGCCCCAAACAATTTCCTTTTCAGCCATTTCTGCAACGAACTCCAAACCCTTGTCGTTAGGGTAGTCGATCTTTTGATCTTCAGCCGTATAACGCCGCACTCTTGTGCGCTCAAACTCAATAAGACGGTTTTCAACGGACACTTGTATTGTCGCCGTCTCGCCGCCGTCATTCAGACTCATGGTGTCCATAAATCCGCTGAACAACACGACAGGATCAACGCTGACAGTGCCATCTTCGTTAATGATGCCCAGCAACACCTTAAGCTCGCGGCCCTGATAATCTTCGTCACGCGCTTTAGAGATCAGTGGCTCTGTAACGCCAGACAGCGCAACAGTGATCCCGTTAGCGGTTAGCTCTGCACTTTCACTAATTGCTGAGATATTTAGTAATGTGCCTGCGCCAACATAGTCAACGCCATCAACTGTTAGATCGCCGATACCGTTCCACAAGTTGAGATTGCCGCTGTCGAAAGCACATTGCACTAACGTGATTGGGCGGACTAGATCGGCGGTAACTGCCGACTGCATCGCTGATGTCAGTGATCTGCTCATATAGCCTCAACGCAAGCAAAAGTGAAACCGTACAGACTAGCCTGATTGATGTTCCACTCGATTTCATTAGAGGCTAGACGCCAATTTCCTTTCGGCAGTGTGAAGTCCATAGAGGTGGCCGATGTTATGGCCGTTCTGAGCGGCGGCATTATATCGAATGTAGACTCAGCGATCTCTGTAATGATGTACAGCGCGCCATTTAACTCAAAGTAATCACCAGCGACAGCGCCTGCAACCGATCCTGTTACGCTCGTGCTGTTGCGTGATCCGCTGGTAATCGTGCCGACAGCGGTGACGTTATGCAGAGGGTTGCCCATAGTGAACGTCTGGCCCTGCCCTCTGAGTGACGCAAAAAACGCCTCTACCTGTTTAGCATCTGCGCGGGTTAGTGGTGGCAATGTAACCTCTGCTTCCCACCTGACACCTTGATGCTGAAACGTCTGCTGATCGTAGGTAAAGGGTGACGTGCTAATCGACGTTGCAGAGCGAAGCCGCATCGTCATGTTTTGGATACCTACATTTGGAAATGCCGCCATTACACACCTACCATTGCCTTGCTAAAGCCACCGCCACGCATCCTAGAGTCTGCCACAGCCGCTTTTGCCGCGTTACTAATCTGAGGCAGTAGGTTAGCAATTTCTGCCCGAACGGTTTGCTGTACGCCTGTTGTGACGTTGATGTTCTGAACTACAGTCACACCACCGCCGCCAAGAGCATTATTAGGCACCACGGTTCCGTTGCCAGACGGGATCATTAACTCAGGGCCGCGCTCGCCTACAAGATATGGCCTACCGCCTGTAACAGGGCCACCCATAGCTCGCTTACCAACATGATCGGCGGCAGGGCCAAACTCAATACCTGTAGGCCCAACTAAAGGTTTTTGAGCAAACGCGCCCACAATCGCGCCAAATATCTCTTGGGTTATAAAATACTGCACAGCCATGCGGATCAAATCATCTACGACTGATTTCGCCATGTTGCGTATGGCATCGCTAAACTTCTCTGCGCCTGTTATTGCGCTCGCAAAGCCATTTGTAAATGCGTTCATCGTGTTGTTTGCGAAAGTCGTTACAAGATCAGTGTCTTGTGGCAAGCGATCGCTCAGGCTCTGCAACGAGTCTAGGTATTTATTGACGATGTTATCGTCGCCGCTAGTAGGCGCCTTTCCTAGCTCTAGGCTAAATCCTTTGACGCTCGCAGTCAGGCCATCAAAGAATTTATTTATTTCATCGCTGGTAAAGCCAGTCAGCCCTTCAAGAGTAAGCGGATCTATGGCATTAAGGCTTGCTCTCATGCGAGCTAAGTTTTGCAAACTTTCTTCTAGCTGGGGCTGTGCATCTTTGAGCGCTTTTGTTGCTCTTTCAATATTTCCCCATCGTCCCCAAGCGGCTAGATAAGCGCCTGTTTGTTCTGTCGGCAACTCGCCTTTTGCTTTAAGTTGAAATAGCTCTATTGCTTTTTGCGCGCTTTGAACTCTGTCAGAAAGCGCTCGTATATCACCCGTTGCGCCAGCTATTTGGATTTTTATTGGTACGTTCTTTACAGCATTCACTTTCGAAATGATGCCGTTAATCCCGTCAATTATAGTTTCGCCAGCAATTCGAAAACCATTAACAAGGCTTAAAGCAATTTGCCTGCCAACTTCGGCAAAGCCTTTCTGTGCGTCGCCAAACTTTAACAATGACTTGCTGATAGACTCGACGATATAAGTTAGCGCAGGTGCTAATGCCGCCGTTGTCTGATCTAAAATGCCTTTAAAAATAGCATTAAGCTTAAGGAATTCATCGTTGGCTTTTTGTACGCCTGCCGCCGCTTCCGCAGACATAACGATGCCAAGCGCCCTTGCCTCGCCAAACATTGCAGATAAGCCTTCGCGGCCCTCTGCAAGAGTTGTGACTAACTGCGCGCCTTCGGAGTCGAATAGCTTAAATGCTAAACGTAGCGGATTTAGCCCACGTCTTTTCGCGTCTTCGAAGGCATCTGCTAGTTGTAGCATTTGCTGATCGAGAGGCAATTTAACAAGCTCCCTAGCATCTAATCGAAGCTCTCTGAGAGCACCTTTTGCTTCGCCTGTCCCACGCGCCGCCTCTGACGCTCTACGGGTAAACCGCTGAAGCGCCATATTCATCGTGTTTACTTCGACACCCGTTAGCTTACCTGCAAACTGCAAGGCGCTTAGGGCTTCAGTAGTGGTTCCGATTTTGTCCGCTGTTTTAGCAAGCGCGTCTGTTGCCAGCAAAGACTGACGAACGAGCAATGTCATACCCGTTGCGCCAAGTAATCCAGCAAGCAAAGTTTTGAGGCTTAATAAAGGCCGCGCAATGGCGCCTAGCCCTTTTGCGATACCGCCTAATGCGCCCTTGGTTTTATCTAGGGCGGTAATGCGGATCTTAACGTCTTGAGTCGCCATCAGCTTGCTCGCTCATCAGTTGGAAGTAAGCGAGCCACTCGTGGAACTCAGTAACCGATATTTGCTCGACTTCTTCTATCGTCTTATGTAACCGATCAGCCAAGGCAATTAAATTCATCCTAGACTGATCGGCCTTTAGTTTTTTGCTAAGTCCTCCACGGACTCTATGGTGCCAAACATCTGATTGGCGATTTCAGAGACAACTGTTGTCTCCTCGCCCATCAAATCCATGCGATCCTCAGCAGAGTTAAACAGCTTCTCGCCGTCCTGTGACTCTGCCTTCATCACGATCAAATCAACCATGCTGGCGATACTTGGATTCTGCAAAACAGTCGGATGCTTGCGTTGCAGTTCATTCAAGTCGTAACAGGTGATAGGCCGACAGAACAGGACAAACGGCCCCTGATCGTCAGCCCATTCTGTTACCTCGATCTTACGACGCGGCGACTCACGACGCGCTCGCAATTCCTTGGCAAGGCCCATTAGTTAGTGGACTCAGTTACCGCACCAGAAACCTGCACAGAGAATGACGCCTCTACCATGCCGTCAAACGATGCAGTGATTGTCTTAGCAGTGACAACGCCGCCACCTGAGTAGTATTTCTCGCCTGCGCCTGTACCAGTAGGGTGGATTTCCCAGTCGATGTCGATGCCTTCGTCCAGAACAAGCTGTTGCGCGTCACCATCGTCCCAGTAGCACTCTACAGAGAGAGTCGCGCTAGTCAGGCTTGGTAGGTAAGTACGTGCAGTGTCACCCATTACGGTG